AGTACTTGACCTCACCCATCTCGTTAGTGTGGGCAATAGTAATGATACCTACGTTCAGATCGGCAGCAAGCTTAGAGAGGCGTACAGCAAGTTCAGCAAGGGCAGCTTCTTTGCTCTCATCTGACCCTACAGTTACGATATCTTGAATGGGTTCCATCATAATGAACTCACAGCCATAGACCTGAGTAAGCACCCTGATCTGGTCAATCAGTTCCTCTGCACCATCCTCTTCCCGTAGGTGGAATTGCATGTATCCAGTGTTCTGACTAATTCCCTTGATAGCCATCTCAACATCACCCATACGACCCTTCTGTTCGATCAGGTCCTTACGAGTAAGGTTGTCCTTGAGGTAGTACGACACCACACCGAGAAGGCTACGCAGCTTAGTTTCCTCTAGGTGCCATGTAGCAAACTTGACCTTGGGATAGTTATTGACGAAGTTACTCTCAAGGTAACGCATAAGCTCTGACTTACCGATACCTGTAGGACCCTTGATCACTGTGAAGTGACCTCGCATAAGACCAAGGATTTTATCATCAAGGGCTGCAATACCCGTGGGGATATAGCTGTGCTCAGGGGTATCATGCAGAAGCTCTAGGAACCGTTCCTCTGTGGAGTAGATGTTGTCAGGGGTAAACAGCTTGGCGTTGTACCAACAGTGCTTGTAGAGTTGAGCCTTGCCAGCCTGTAGGAACTCATTGGCATCCTTGAACTTGTCATGTGGTACATTGTACACACGGCTAGGGAACAGGTTCATTAGAGCCAGAGCAAACTTATCAGCCTTCTTGTCAGAGTCTAGGCTAAGGTAAATCTTATCGAAAGACCCAAGCCAATCCCTACAGTTCTCCAACAGCTTCTTGCTTGGGGTAGCGCTTGGCAGGCTCACAACGGGATACTGACTGCCCATCATCTGGAAGGATGACAGAGCATCAAGCTCACCCTCACAGATAGTCACAGCCTGAGCAGAGCCAGCAGGGAACTTGTCCATACCGAACAGCATGTCCCCCTTGAACCCAGAGTTAGTGTGGAAGTCTTTAGGGAAGACACGGATCTTGATTGAGCCGTTTGGGTAGATATACTCTTGGCTTACAGGTACGTCATCTTTGCTGTAAGTCTTTACATTGTAGAACTCCATAGCCCCCTTGAGGATACCACGAAGGGGAAGATAAGCACCATCCCCATGTTCTACGACTTTAAGTTTTGTAGACAGAACCCCACTCGTACTCGGTTTATCCATGTAGCCGTCATCCTCTTCTTCTATGAGTATCCCTTGATTTCCCTTCAGGGGATATCGGTCTGCTACCCAATCAAAGGTATCCATTCTCTTGGAAGGGTATGACTGGGCGCATGAGTAGCAGAACCCGACCCTCTTGTCAATGTTCCAAGAGAAAGCGTCACTGCTGCCACAAGACTGGTGTGGGCATGGTTGGTGGTTGATATCAGTCATCGCTCACTCTGTATGTGTTGTGGGGCAAAGCAGAAGGGTGCTTCACAAGGACCAACAGCTCCGCACTGGCAGTCGAATGGTTTAGGTCTTGGCTCGGGTTCAAAACTCACGGCGGGAAGGGCGTTGGCAAGAACTTCTACAGCCTCTGCGCTGTCGCAATTACAGTCTGGGTCGTGCAGCTTACGTTCTGTGAAGGCTGGATGACAACGGCACCGGACCAGATCGCGCAGTTCATCGATGGCTTGCTCAATGCTCAGGTTACTCATGGCGTCTCTCCCTTCAGCGCAGCTTTGGCGATGGATGCCATACGGGTCACTGTGGCATTGGCGTTGGGGGTTTCGCAGGCTAAGATTGCCCATAGCGCCTCACGCAGCCGGTCACGCTCAGCTTCCATAACGGACAGGGCTTGTTCATATGCTTCGCGCTGTTCGTCGGTGCGCTGCACTTGGCGCGCGAAGTCTGCCTCTGCCTTCTCGGCGCGGCACAGGGCCACATGGTTGTCAGTCACGCAGCGCAGCAATCCGTCACGCTCTGCGATTAGGGCTTCGTTTTCCCCGCGAAGCGTGATGCAGGTTTGTTGCAGTTCGTAAAGTTCGTCTTCCGCCCGGTCACGCTCTGCGGTCAGGGCTTCGATAGCATCGGCCAGCGGTTGGCACAGGTCCGCCAAGTCGCCGCCAGTAAGACGCAGTTGCTCTACGTGCCGCTTCACCAGTTCATCATTCATCGTTCTCTCCCATCTTCAAGATAGCATCCAAGGCCACCTGCATGTCTACATTAGCAGCAGCACAATGCAACACAAACTGTACACCAATGTTAGCCATTGCTTGATGGGCTTCCTTATCAAGGTCGAAGCTGATTGTTGTACCACCGTCATCATTGTCTACCACGTCAGTCACAAGCATCTCCCAAGGCTTGTTCTTGTTGTTGTGGGCAGTCATGTTAGCGCACCCATCTCCGCTGGGCCAGTCTAGGTCATCGCCACAAGACAGGCAAATGTTACTGATCATAGTCTTCTCCCCTCAAGGCTGCTCTAGCTATGGCACCAAAATCGTCGCTGTGTACGCCCCAAGGTCCGTCATTAGGGTCTTCGTGAAACTCTGCGTAGTATCGTAGAGCTTTCCACAGGCGATCACGCTCTCTTTCAACTGTCTCTGCTCGTTCAAGGCGTTCAAGGGACACCTTTGCTTCTTTCAACAGAAGCTTGTCAGTGATTGCTATTTCATCCAACCAGAGACGCTCACGCTCATCTCTATCTTCACGCAACCGATCTGGGTCCAGTTCATCCATCATCAAGTCTCCTTCTCTTGGATGTAATATCTAAGCTGTCCCTCAAGGAAAAGCAAGGTCTGTTTGATGTTACACTACTTGAAACAAATCGTGATCTGTAGGAACCCTTGACAACGACCTTCTGGACCCTATGTAACTATAGGGTTGTGTGCCCCCTGAGTATATACTCCCTGAGTAAGCTAACTGATCTAGTACTCTCGTGGCTTATTATATACTGTATAAAGAAGACTATAAGATGTATGACCTCTAGGAGTCCCTCACTGTAGGGGTAGCCCCTAGAGGTTTTCTTATGCTTAGAACATCGGGTAGTACATGCTGCCTGTCTTCTCTTGGTAGTCTAGTACATGAAGAAGCTCTCTCTGGGTCATCTCAGAGTTTCTGTAGTCCCTGTTCCAGTCTTGCTCTACTAACTGCTGTTGTAGCTGATGGATGTATGCTTGGATAGGGATCAATCCGTCTGTGTTGTAATACGACTTATCACAGCAGGCGGAGCTTGCGCTCCTAGTGTAAGACTGTGCCATCTGGGACGCTCCATTCTGATCGCTGGTAGTCATCTAGGGCCAAGGACATCGCTAGGTGCATAGAGTTAGGAGAGTGCCTGTAGAGGGCCATAATCCAGTAGAAAAAAGAACCTAGCTGGATGGCTGTTGCATTATCAGGAAGTGTATCCCTGATGCTATCACAGAAGTCAATCCAAGGCTGATCTTCGTCTACACTTGTGGCATCAGTCATTCTTGTACCTTTGGATATATGCCCATGTCCTGCATGAACCGTTGTTCGATTGCTTCTAGATTGTTCAATAAGTGTAGCGGCCTATTCGTCAATAGATAACTATGCAAGCTGATATCATCGCTGCTCTCAACGTAATGTCGGTCTTGATTGTCTTTTTCAATACTTACGATCTGCATATAACCCGGACCAGCTTTGTTCTTTACGTAACGTACATCTTCTCGGTACAAAGCTGGAACAGTTAGCTCAGGGTCTTGAAACCACGTGTCCTTATCATCAAAGTCTATCCAATAAGCTGGTGTGTCTCCGATGATCTTGCGGATTGCTTCATCATCAGTCATTCTTGTACCTCAATAAACTTTACAGCTACCCGTTCAACACCAAGGGCAGCGCCAAGTCGAGCGCTTTTTTCATTCTCATATACAGGTTTAAGTCCACTGTTGTACATGTTTACCCATATTACCATAGGTTCTTTGTACTCTTTCACCACCTGAAAGGCAATGATATCATCGCTCTCATCGTGGTGCAACCAACTCACTGTGTCAGCCACAAATACACTATCTGATGTAGTACGCCTCTTGAAATAGAGTTTTACCTCTGTGAGTGGGTGAACAGGACAATCACCACCGTTCCATCCGTGTATCTTACCGTCATTGTAGTTAGTCAAAGTCAAACCCTTTCCATTTCCAGTCTTTATCGACAGGCTTGTAGTATTCACAACGCTTGCTGTAGTCAGACCATGCTACAGGGGTATAGGCCCAAGCCATAGAGCTTGCCCAAGCCTCTGCATTAGCTTTGTGGTAGTCACTCATATATCTGTGGCATTGACCATTGATGGCGGTATGACAGTTATATCCTGCCACACAAAAGGTCATGTCTTTGTAACAAAGGCTCATTCTTTCTCTCCCTCCATAGTTTGTTCATAGTCTAGACCACCCCACTTGTCTCTGCAAGCGTTGAACCCTGCAATGTAGGCTTCTTCAAGAGCATCCTTGAAAGTTTTGTGCATCTTGAAGAAGCCTTCTTTATTAAACCAATCCTCAAAAGAAACCATTATAGGATTTCCCAAGAGATAACACGAGACTGATAGAACGATTTCCAATGACCAGCGTCAAGGTCATACACTTTGATCAGGTCCTTGCTGTCAAAACTCATCATGTAGTACAGCACTTCTTCTTGCTCTTGCTCTGTAGGGTTGTCAAAGAAGTTACAGGTCATGGTGCGAACCTCATCACTGTTGGCCTTACGGAAGGTCACTTTGAAGTTGTTGAGGCCGATCTGGATAGGGTTGAACTTTTCGATTACGTCAGTCATTGCCATCTCCTCTAGGTCTTGCATGAGTGTGTTATAGGCTGATTCGTACAGGTTTGTCAAGGGGCGTAGCTCCGCTTCTTAAGATACTTTATCCTTAGTCTTCAAGTCTTTGTCAAGCATAAACATTGTCAGAGTACTTTTCCCAGTAAGTCTCGTTAGCTATCTCCAAGACTATGTCAATCTCACGCTTGGTCAACTCTACATTGTTACCGTCAATGTCAAAGGACTCTTGGTACACTAGGTCAGGCTCATCGAAGATTTCGTACTGATAGCCTGTATCGCTGTAGTAAACCCAAGCACCGTAGCCGTGGTCAACGATTGCAACACAAACCTCAAGCTGACCGAAAGGCTCTTTGTCAAGGTAGACGTTCAGGTAGTCCATGTGATGTTCCTTCAAGTAAGCGAAGCTTGTAGTAGCGAAGCTACGCTTCTATCGCTTCTTTGTTGTTGTATTGTGTGTCGCATGATTCTAGCGCTTTGTCAACTGGCAACTTAATGCCTAAAGTTTCTCTGCCACTTCTCCTTGAGATCAACGCAGTCATCAAGCAAACCATCAGCAGAGTAGCCATAGGACTGCAAGATTTGTGCAACCTGATCAGGGTAACGCTTCATAACCGACTTGATATCACCACAGTCAGGTTCATCATCAAGAAGGTATCTGTCATCCCAAGGCGCATCATAGTAGTCGCAAGTAGAGACTTTCCGGCCTGATTTATAAGGACCCTTGTCGTAAGTGCTATACTCTACAGCACCAATAGCACGCTTGAAGACAAGCTTAGACCAGTCTGCCACAACAAGAGCTTGGATAAGGTACTCAAGGAACACTAAGTCTTGGCTCTCTTTCTTAGTGTGCTGATTGAAGTAACCAACAGAGATATTGGTACACTCTGAGATATAGTCGATATACTCATTGCTGTCCGTGTAGGCCCCTGTACTGTCTTTGACCATAGACAGATCAAGGATACCAGCAAGGCTGTCAGCGAAGGCGTCAGAGCATGTACGAGCACCCATCTGGTGAGTGATGATACTGGTGTAACCCTTACGGTCAAAGCTGATAGCGGCATCGACCTGACCAATCCACGCTGGAAAGTCTTTGACTAGAGCACTAGAGCCTACACAACCAATCTCTTCGCCAGCATGAACAACATAGACACCGGGGACATTCTCTTCGATCATACGCAACATGATGTAGATACCTGTAGTGCAGTCAGCACCGAGGCAATCATTACCTGTAGAGAAAGCATGGTCGTCCATGATCTGCACGATCTGTCTACCATCTGTGTGGTGAACTGTGTCGTGGTGGGACATGAAGGCAACGCGAGGCTTAGTACCTACAACAAGGGTATAGTTGCCATGAGCGTCAGGCTTACCGAACACTGGCTCAAGGAACCTACGGCAGAACTTCTTCTGATAACGAGAACCATCTGGTCGCTTGTAGGCAAGCATGTCGATGAAGTTAGGTGCGATAAGTGTCGCAGACACGTCTGCTTCGTAAGTCTTTGTAGTAGCTTCGAAGCTACGCTTCTTGGTGGTTTTTGTGGTTTGAGTGGCTGTGCCACGATTTTTTGTCATATCGAAAGTCATTCTGTTTCCTGTTTGTCAAGAAGCTGGTTAGCTAGTTGCTATTCATTATTTATAGCTGGTAGTTAGTGATTCGTCAAGCGAACAATTCCTACGATAGGGTCAAAGCGAACAATTCCTACGATAGGGTCAAAGCGAACATTTCCCTTGTACCCCTCATTCCCACGATAGGGGTCAAGCAGTTTTTGGTGGTTTCTGCGGTGCAGCACGATTGCTGCAACTGCATTGCTGCGGCGCGGCGTTAGCGCTACCACGACTCGAATGGTCGTGATTATTTTATTACTTAATTCACTCTGATTTAGTAAACCCGATTTACATACTGAAACGGTCAAGAAATATTATTACTTAAATCACTCTGATTTAGTTAAGCCGATTTACATACCAAAAGAGTCGGGCATTGAAACATTTGGATATTTGAATATCTGATTTTGTGAATGTGAATCCGATTTACATACTGAAACGGTCGGGAAATAATTCGTTACTTGACAAATAAATATGTCACAGTGGTGTGATATAAATGCAACTGATTCGGTATAGCCGTACTTCCCTGATTTTTGCGAATCCAGTTTGGACCCCTGCCCGGTCGTGCCGGGTTCAATACGAATCAATATATACGATTCGCTGGCATATGCAAGAGTAAAAGCGAAAACCGGACTAAAATTCATATACTATATAAGTATGCAAAAATTCATGTTTTCGGGCTTTACAGGGAAAGCGAATCGCGTCATAAACAATGCAACAGAAACGACGATACAGGGAAACACGATATGAAACGACCCGGTTTTATCCGCGATGCACTGGCAACTGTTATGTTTTGTTCCCTATACTTCGTTTTGACCGTCATACTCTGCGCAATGTAACCCTAGCAAAAAAGGACTCACGATATGGAAAACCCGACTCAAGTTAATGAATCCTTGTTTAGTGAACACCTTAAAAAGTGGGGTGTTACTTGTGACCCTGTTTCTTTTTATGGTTACAACACCTTAGCAGAGCGCCATAACTCACACGCAATCGATACTTTCCTTAGGGACTATTTGATTGACTCTTGGCGCGCGCGGACTTTGCCAGATGTCGGTTTTTCCAACTATTACTACCGCTTGTTTAATTGTTTCCAGCCTGCACAGGCAAAAGACAATCCCATGAATCTGGCGATATACGAGTCAAAAGATAAGTTTGACCGGGATATTCGCCTTTCTGGCAAGCCTGGTCGGATTATCAAGCGCATATTACCTTTTGCCAGCGAGTCCTTTTGCGCCTCTTTTGCAGACTGGTTTAAAGAAGAATTTGCCGATATTACCTATATTGTCAAAGAGTCAATTGATGCAGAGTGTTTTGCACTGGCCTATAGCGGCACGCAATCTAAGACAACTAATCCGAATTTGTCTTTCAACAGTGACGTGAAGCTCTACGCTAAGAGTCTCTCCGGTTCTTGTATGCGGCATGATAAATCTGATTTCAGGTCAGGCTTGCCAATTCACCCAAGCGAAGTTTATGCAAGTGGCGATTTTAAGATAGTATGGGCAGAAGACTCTAAAGGTTACATTGCTGCGCGTTGCGTTGTTAACGTCAAACAACGGGATGCAAGCGTATATCGTCCCGGTCCTATCTATACAGCAACAGACTCCGCTTTTAACGCTGTAGCGGCTTACATGGTAGCGCAGGGATATGACAAGCAAGGCACTTGCGATACAAGCGGATGGCATGGCGCAAGGATCAAGGCCATTGAGCACGATGGCGGGTATATAGCGCCTTTCATGGACTTGTGTGGCGAAGGCAATTTGACTAGCTCCGGCGACCATTTCAGGCTTTCCCGCAATGGCGACTATACCTTCAGGGAAACAAGCGGGGTTATAGAGTCGGAACAGTTTTGTTGCATGTGTGAAGCCTGCGGCGAAGGTATCTGCGAAGATGATGATCACTTCTATGTTGAGGACAACGGGACAACGGTCTGTCAGTCTTGTTTTGACTCTAGTTATTTTCAATGTGCGGGTAACGGAAACACATATTCCAATGATGACGGAGTCGAGGTTTACTATATGTCTTATGGGCGAGTCCGGTCGCGGACATATTCCCAAGACTATGTGGACTCGGGCCGTGGGGATTGCGTCCATTGCGACAACGAGTCCGAATATTGGAGTGACGGCGATGTTGTTTATATTGAGTGCGAAGAAGTCTACACCCCGGCCCATTGCGTGACAGATAGCTATTTCCTGTCAGATCACGACAAGGAATATTATCCGCTTTCCGATATGGTCAAGATTGATTGTCTTAACGAGTCGTGGACTGTTGAGCAAGTGAAGGACTCGGATCAATTCGACGTTGTGGACAACGAGGACGGGTCAATCAGCGTATCGCTCAAGTGTTATCTTGAGATTAACGAGTTTGGCTCAATTGTTGACAATCAAATGCAACTGGCCCTAGCGGCTTAATAAGGACTCTACCTAATGACTCACCTAATCAAGGATAAGACAATGACTCAGGCAATCGGGAATGATGGTGCGCGGTATCAGCTTGCAAAAGAAGGGGCGTTCAATGTGCAAGCGTTTGGGCCGCCCATGACACTGGCACAAGCGCAGGCATATCAAGAAGCAATCGAACAACGGTTCATGCAGGACATGGGCATATATCCAAAGGTACAAGAATGACTGATGCCACAACAACCCCCGATGAAGACCAGCCTTGGATCGACTTCTGTGATAGCATCAGGGATACCCTTCCTGATAATGCCACAGCCATACAGCTAGGTCCCTTCTTCTACTGGATTATGGCCCTGTACAGGCACTCCCCTAACTCTATGCACCTAGCCATGTCCTTAGCCCTAGATGACTACCAGCGATCAGAATGGAGCGTCCCAGATGGCACAGTCTTACACTGATAAATCGTATTACAACACAGAGAGCTTGGTCCCTATCCAAGCATACATCCGTCAGCTACAACAACTCCTGTCACAACAAGACTGGGACAATGAAGTAGACAAGGCTCAAGTGACACATGCTGAACTGGTACATGTTATCAGTTATCAGGAGCAGTCAGGTAGCATGTACTACCCAATGTTCTAGCTAGACATAAGAAAACCTCTAGGAGCTACCCCTACAGTGAGGGACTCCTAGAGGTCATACATCTTATAGTCTTCTTTATACAGTATATAATAAGCCACGATAGCACTAGATCAGTTAGCTTACTCAGGGAGTATATACTCAGGGGGCACACAACCCTATAGTTACATAGGGTCCAGAGGGTCGTTGTCAAGGGATCATACAGATCACAATTTGTTACAAGTAATGTAATGTAACTTAGCACTTGCTTTTCCTTGAGAGAGAGCTTAGATAGTACATCTAGTTATATGGAGACTTGATGATGGATGAACTGGACCCAGATCGGTTGCGTGAAGATAGAGATGAGCGTAAGCGTCTCTGGTTGGATGAAATAGCAATCACTGACAAGCTTCTGTTGAAAGAAGCAAAGGTGTCCCTTGAACGCCTTGAACGAGCAGAGACAGTTGAAAGAGAGCGTGATCGCCTGTGGAAAGCTCTACGATACTACGCAGAGTTTCACGAAGACCCTAACAACGGACCTTGGGGTATACACAGCGATGATTATGGTGCCATAGCTAGAGCAGCCCTGAGAGGAGAAGATTATGATCGGTAACATTTGCCTGTCTTGTGGTGATGACCTAGACTGGCCCAGTGGAGATGGATGCGCTAATATGACTGCCCACAACAACGAGAACAAGCCTTGGGAGATGCTTGTGACTGACGTGGTAGACAACGATGACGGTGGTACAACAATCAGCTTCGATCTTGATAAGGAAGCCCATCAAGCAATGGCTAACATTGGTGTACAGTTTGTGTTGTATTGTGCTGCTGCTCAGGTAGATATGCAGGTGGCCTTGGATGCTATCTTGAAGATGGGAAATCTTGATGACTGATGATCTTGTGGAGCGGTTGCTAGACTGGCCATATCAAGGCGAGGGAATGGCTCATGAAGCCGCAGCCCTCATCGAGCAACTTGTTGCGACTACAGAAGCCCTGACTGCCCAGAACTTTCGATTATCTAGTCTGTGCGACGACCTAAAGTACGAAGTAGCCGTCGACAACGCTCTACTGATTGGCGAAGCAGAAGCATCTCTTGAGCGTCTTGCCCGCGCCGAGAAAGCAGAGGCAGACAACGCGAAGCTGCGGGAGGTGGTTTTGGAGGCTGACAAACTTCTATGTGGAGATTTGGCGGGACTGCAATGGAAGAGAGACTGCCGAAGCTTTCTAGTGTGGGCAAGAGCTGTGCTGAATGGAGAAACCCGTGACTGATGAACTGGTGAAGCGGCACGTCGAGCAACTGCGTCTTACTGGCGGCGACTTAGCGGACCTGTGCCAACCGCTTGCAGATGCCATCGAAGCCCTGACCGCAGAGCGTGACGGATTGCTGCGCTGCGTGACTGACAACCATGTGGCCTTGTGCCGCGCCGAGAAGGCAGAGGCAGAGCGTGACCGGCTGCGGGCTGCTCTGGAGTGCCTGCTGATTGAGTACGATTACGCTGAGCTTGCCCAAGCCGAGCCACCATCACTTACCGCAGCAGTTTTTTCCGCCCGCGACGCCCTCAACACCGGAGCTTCCGGCGATCAAGATGCGGTTGCCGGGGCCGCGCTGGATTGCGTATGCGGAATGGGCTTCGGCCCGTGCAAAGACCCCGAATGCAAGGCTCCGATCCTCACCCGAAAGGGGCCGAGCCATGATTGATAAACACCCTATGAGGGACATACCGATTACAATCTTCCAACGTATAGAAGGGGACGGTCCAGCCTTCATCTCTAAGTTCGAACCATTCAAGGAGTATCCAATCTTCTTCACAGGGACAACGGCTGATGAAGTACGTAAGTCTGCAAAGGACTTTGCTGAAGAGGCTGTAGCTAAGAACGAAGAGAAGTTTCTTGCCAGACAAGTTGCCCTAGAGAAGGCACGAGCAGCCCGTGCTAAGAAGAAGGAGAAATCCCATGAGTGACCTGATCCGCCGTGAGGACGCGCTGAAAGCCGTGGATATTTGGGAGAGCCTTTGGCCCTGTACCGATAGCGCCATTCGCGCCCTTCCAGCCGTTACACTGCAAACGCAGATCGACGAAGCAAGGCTGCGGGAAACTCTGCACGATCTGATCACTGAACAGAGCGAAGGTGAGTGGGACGACAAAACCATCAATAAAGATGTCGAAATCTTCCTGACTGCCATTCTTGCCCTCATCCGCAAGGGGGACCAGCCATAACTGAATTATCCCACCAACCCTGCCCTCATGAATCCTGTGGCTCATCTGATGCCTTCAGTTGGTCTACCGAAAAGCACGTAGGCTTCTGCTACTCTTGTGGTAGCTCCTACCCTTCCAAGAAAATGCACGTCTTTGATTGGGTGGCTGAACGGTATCCCCTGAAGGGAAATCAAGGACCGATAACTACAGAAGATGAAGGAGATTACATGGATAGTTCATGTGCATCAAAACTTAAAGTTGTAGCACACGGAGACGGACAACACCTTCCCCTTCGTGGTATCCTCAAAGGGACTATGGAGTTCTACAACGTAAACACTTACAGTAAGGACGGTGAGCCAACTCATCAAGACTATATCTACCCCAATGGTTCTACCAAGACCCGTGTCTTCCCTAAAGACTTCCACACTAACTCGGGGTTCAAGGGGGACATGCTATTCGGTATGGACAAGTTCCCTGCTGGCTCTGCAATGGCTGTGACTATCTGTGAGGGTGAGCTTGATGCCCTTTCGGCCTTTCAGATGATGGGTAGTCAGTATCCTGTTGTAAGCCTACCAAGTGCTACACCAAGTAAGAAGCTCCTAGAGAACTGTAGGGATTGGCTTGGGTCCTTCGATAAGATTTACCTTAGCCTAGATTCTGACAACAAGGCTGACAAGTTCGCTCTGGCTCTGATGAACCTGTTCCCTAGTCGTGTGTACCATGTGCCACATGACAAGTTCAAGGATGCCAACGAGTTCCTACAGGCTGGCAAAGCTCAACTCTACAAGCACTGCTGGTACAACGCCAAGCTGTTTACCCCTGACAATATCTACTCCACAGAAGAACGGTTCCTAGAGCTTCTGCATGATACCCCTGAGCACAGCTATATCCCCACGGGTATTGCAGCCCTTGATGAGAAAATCCTTGGGCTTATGCGCGGTCACTTCACAGTGATCAAGGGTCCTACAGGTATCGGTAAGTCAGAGCTTATGCGCTACCTTGAGAGCAACTTTGTCAATAACTACCCCAAAGTAAAGTTTGCTACATGGCACCTAGAGGAAACTAAACTGCGTAGCCTTCTTGGTGTGGTATCCTACTACCTCAAGGACAACCTTACTCGTAAGGACCTGATCGAACAGAAGGGTCGTATGGGTGATGTTGAGATGGCTATCAAGGGCATCAGTCAGAACACTGGGTACATGCAATTCCACCTACGGGAAGAGGATGGTGCAGAGGAACTGATTGACCAGATCAGGGTACTTACTCAGGTCTATGGCTGTGAGTTCATTATGATGGAACCCATCCAAGATATCGTAACTGTAGGTTCTGATGAGAGCAAAGAAGCTGCCCTTGCTGAACTTGCTGTACGCCTCTCTAAGCTTGCTGCCGATCTGAACGTAGGTATCATTACTATTGCCCACACTAACGAGATGGGTGAGGTCAAGTACT